CATCGAGACCCCTAAGAATACCAGTAGCCTCAACCTTCTGCTTAACAGCCTCATATAGCTTCTTGATGGATGGTGTCTTCTTCATAAAGGAAGCCTTGAGAGCTTTACCTTGTTTCGCAGACCCACCAACAATAGAACCAATCTTGGCATCACCTGCACCATATAGGAATGCGTAGATGAATGTCTTAGCGTCATCACGAGTAGGTAATCCAGCGGCTAGTTGATTAGCGGTGTGGATGTCTCCCTCAAGAATTGTCTTACCGTATTCTTTGTCTCCAAACATAGCGAGGTAGTGAGCAAGGCAACGTAGTTCCAGACCAGAAGCATCTGCACCAACAAGTACTTTACCTTCTGGAGCAGTCCAACAAGAGCGACACTCCTTACCATAAGGCGCACGTCCAGCAGGAGTCTGGGCGACGTTAGGATTAGAGTGAGTACAACGTCCGCTGACAGCACCGTTGGTATTTACACGACCGTAGATACGACCGTTCTTCTCTAGCTTGAGCCAAGCTTGTTTACCCTCGGCAACTTGACCGAGACGCTTGGATACCAAAAGATACTCAAGGAGTTTTAAAGCTGAAGGAGTACCGATACTTTTAAGTACAGGCTCATCAATCTTAGGACGCTTACCCTCAAAGGCTGCTGGCTTCCATCCTTGTGCCATCAGGCGTTCACATATTTGGTCACGACTGTTGGGGTTGAATGGTATTTCCTTGGTACGATTTGGTCCCTTAATGATTTCCTTGGGCTTCCACCCAGCCGCAACGAGTTCCTTCTTGGTCTTCGCTGTGTCCCCATTAGGGGCTACCCACCAGTGGCTTTTCATTACCTCAACCGTGGGACCGAAGGTTTCTCCCATCTCTTCAGCAAGCTTTGCACGACGAACCATTAGGTCAGCCGTAAGCTTCCCCGCGACCTCTAGGTCAAACGGGAAGCCATTGCTTTCTTGCTGTCTGATGATAGTAGCGAACCGATGCTCAAGGTTAAGCATCCGTGCATCAGGAGCCTTGCTTATTAGGTAGTCGTAGATACGTTGAGTGACGATGGTGTCCTGCTTACAGTACTCAGCCATAGCTGGCGTAAACGTTGACCAGTCTTCTGTCTCACCGTGGGTGTCTTTGAGTACACCAATACGATGTCCCCAAGCCTTCAAGCTATGAGAACCAATCAGTGTCTTATCGAAGCCTTCACGTAGATGGTCTTGGTTGCGAACATCGGGGCAAATACACCGTGCCATAACAGCCGTATCCCATACACAGGGATGACTAAAGCCATACATCTTGCGTAAGGCTGGGTAATCAAACCCGATTGAGTTATGACCTACGATGGCATCGAAGGAAGCGAGAGCTTTGAGCCCATCCTGAAGAGTGTCCCCAGCATAAACCTTAGCTACTCCTGCGCTGTATATAGCCAGACAGTGAACGGTCGTGAGGTCGGATAGGTTAGTCCAATCCTCAATTGCGTTCGTTTCAATATCGAAGAAAGCTATTTTATTCATTTTTCGTACTTGGTATCAGTGTTGTTAAGGGGAGTAGGATTCCCCGAGATGTGTTATTGTCCCCTCCCCTGACGTCACGCTTGGTTTTCTTAAAGGGCTCGATGAGTTCTTTAAGCTCTACGAGTGGGATAAAGATGATTAGAGATTCAACAACGAAGCAGTAATAATCCGCTTCGGAACGGTCTACGCCAGAGACTTTACCTCTGGACATATACTCAACAAATACATTGCCAGTCTTCTTGGCAAGCATATCTTTTTTAATTTCTATCTTTTTATCAGAGAGCAACTCTCCAATCTCCTTTTCAGCTATCTGTCCTACTTCAAGGTCGTGACGAAAGTTTGAGCAGTATTTCATATATTAGAAGGGGTTTTCAGTATAATGTTCCTCGGACATAGAGCCCGTTTCGGGGTTGTAGTTAAGAGCACAAGCGATACCTGTTTCTCCAGAGAATCTATTCTTCAGAACACGCATAACCGTCTTGTTGCGGTCTTCGGTGTCCTGTTGATTACGTTCCAAACCGATGACCATATCAGAGAGCTGGGCAATACCAGCAGAGCCACGGAGTTGAGCTAGGGAAGTAGATGCACCCTCTTCGTGTCCTCTGCCTTCGGGACGCTTGAGGTGACTGACAAGGATAAGCCCTAGCTTAGTCTCTTCAACTAATGCACGGAGCTTGGTCATAGTGTTGTCAATCATACGACGTTCATCACCATCCCCCATACCCGACACAACAATACTAAGGTGGTCGAGAACGAGGTAATCCACATCCAAGACTTTAGTCATATAGCGGATGTGTCCGATGAGATTGTCGCTGTCGAGCGAACCCCAATGGTCATAAAGGAAGCAACGACCAGACCCTATAGTAGCTTTGAAGGCTTCGTTGTAAGGTTCGGTTGGAGTGAAGTTTGGGTCGAGGTGTAAAAGCTGTCCCATCTCAAGACCAATGATGGAGTTTGCTGTCCTCTCAAGGGATTCCTCAAGTGCAACGTATCCTACATTGTGGTCGGAGTTCTTTAGGATGTCGTGGGCAATAACCTTACATACGTGACTCTTGCCAATACCAGAGCCAGCACAGAACGTAACAATCTCCCCTTTGCGGATACCGTGGGTAAGACGGTTAAGTCCAGCGAAGGGGTAGTCGATTGCAATGAAGTTCTTAGGTGTCGTTAGGCGTTCATATAAGTCAACACCGTCAACGATGTCATCAGGCTTCCAAGGCTTAGCATCCCACATAGCCTTAATGATGTCAGCCCCGCGACCGTCCAATAACATTTCATTAGGGTCTTTCATAGGAAGACGGGCAATCTTGGTCTTACCTGCTGGCAAGAGGTGACATACTTCCTCAGCAGCTTTGCGTCCTTGCTCGTCCTCATCAAACATAAGAACAACCTCATCAAAGGAATCCAGCCACTCAAAGTTATTCTTGAAGACAGTCTTGGCGGACTGTGCTCCAGAAGGAAGGGATACCACAGGCCATTTGTTGTCTTGCACTTGGCTTACAGTTAAGGCGTCAATCTCTCCCTCGGTAATGACTACCTTGCGACCACCATTCGGCCATAGGTGTTGACCAAAGAAAAAGGTAGGCTTGCCTTCACAGGAAAAGCTTTTGTCTTGGAAGCGAAACTTTTGAGCAATAACGTCGCCCGAAAGGTTGCGGTAGTTAGCTATATGACAAGGCTGGTGTCGTCGTGTACCCACCGCATAGCCAAACTTACGACAAGTATCCTCGTTAATTTTACGTGCTGTGATGGCTTGGTAAGTACACGCTTCAAAGGAACCCCCTGAAGGACTCTTTGAAACGGTAGGTGTTCCACTTAATCCACCTCCCTTTGGGTTAAAGATACCACAAGAGTAGCACTTGGTGCTTCCGTCGGTGTTAATTGTAAGTGCGTCTGTGCTGCCACAATCTGGGCAAGGTAGGTGTGTTTGTGCAGGTGTTAGGTTATCCATTCTTTTGGTATTGTTTTGTGAGCCCACAGGAAGCCGTGCTTGTCGCACCACTGCGCATATGTGGTCTTGCTCTTTTTGTTTAGTGTATTGTGTGCGTTCTGAAAGCAAAAGCGTATGTCCAATTCTGGGTTACATTCTCGTACCCGTAGGTGTTTCGTTCGGTCGGCGGGTAGCCAGTAACCCTTGGCTTCGATAATCACTCCGTTTGGGAGTATGAAGTCAGGGGTGTAGACACACTCGCGTGTGTATTTTAGTTTTACCGTCTCGTAGTCGAAGGGAGCCCCCACCCCTTTCAGGGTGAGAGCAAGTCTTTCTTCAAAACGGGAACGATACTTAGAAGTTGACGCTCGCGACTTGCGCGGGTTCTTCTTCTTGGAACGCTGTATCCAAGGATTCGCCATTGTTTATGTAGCCGTTTTCTTCTTCGGTGAATCCGTAGGAAGAACCACTGCCGTTATTGTATTCAATTAAGTCGAGGAGCTGGACAGCCTTCAGTCGCAGGGTATAACCAAAGCCCTGCAAGTCGGTGTACCAAGTATAAACCTCGACACTTAGTTTTACTGTTGAGCCACTTCCGATAGGAGGGGCTTCGGGAAGCTTCGAGCCTTTCGAGTCAAAGACTGGAATGGTGAAGGTCAGCAAACCTTTCTTGGTCTGCCGTTGTGCCACTTGTTTGGCATATATTTCAAAATCCCCGTCGGGAGTGATGCGGATAGGAGTTGAAGAAGCCTTCTTGAGCTTCTTATCTTTAACCCTACACTCGGCTTCATACTCTCGCTCAACAACGTCAGTCACCTGCTTGGTGAAGGCGTTAAAGGAAGCTTCCTCTACGTGTAGTTTACACGAGTAGACGCCGTCTTCGTTGAACTTAGTATCAGGATTGTCGATACGTGGGTACACTGCTGTACCTTTTGGTGTTGTCAGTACTTTACTCATTATTATCTCTTTGTTTATGGTTTTTGTTATTTCTCGGTTAGGAGAAGAAATAGGGACTTTCGAGAACCTCGCTGAGGTTCGCGTTGCCATATTCAGGTGTGTCGGGAAATTCGATGTCTGGGTGACTCTCCTTTAAGTTCTGTGAAAGAATTGCCAACTGGTCAACCTTAAAAACCGAGTAATACTGTTCTCTTAGAATGCGGCTGAGCTTGTCACAGTTGGAAGCGTGTGTTCCGTAGCTGTCGTGAATCATAGCAAAGTCATAGATACCCTGCTTGTTACACTCGACTACGGTCTTTGTAAGACAGGCGGCATCAAGTGAGTGGACATAGTTGGGACTGATACCCTGCTTCTGTCTACGAGGAGAGATGTCATCTGTATCTTTGTACCATTTGATGTATGTACCTGCTCCATTGATATTAGTACGTACATTCTGAGCTGTGGTTTTATTGTAAGATTGTAGAACAGGGAAACCCGAAGGAG